ATCGGGGTAGGAGCGTGGTGTGTTGGGTTTGTCTTCAACACGTTCCGGCACCGGTTTGACCTTATGGATGGTTTGAAAGATGTCGCCATCTACCATGACTGTACCTGTTTTCATAACCACAGGTAATGGGTCCGCTAACGGAGGAGGAGTTAGTATGGTCATAGTATTTGCATTAACAATCCATGTCTTGAACTTATCATAATCAAAACTTGGTATGTCATTGCGTAACAAGTCCCACGCCCACTCAACTTCTCTGTTAGGGTATTGGTCACCTATGCATTCTGTAACATTCCATATAGCTGTTGAGTTTAGAAATTTCTTTCTAGGAAACAACGACAATACTTTAGTGCAGAATTCACCTAGCACAGGTGTGTTGGCGTCAGTCAAATGTAAAGCATAAGCTTTATCAAACAACTTCTGACTTGGAGTAACGCTTGGTGGCAATCGTTTCGTTACATGAAACTTATGCATAACTCTAGCGATATCACAAACCGAGCTAACTTGATAGCTCGCATCTGTGTACCACACATCTGGACCGTATTTCCGAGAAAGAAATGCGACACCAATTTCACCGCGTAACACCCGATCAGATGTCAACACTTGTCCAATTTCACTTGCGCGCAGCCTAGCGATTCGTGCATCACCATCCGCGTACAACCCATCGTCACCCCCGAATAACCCTAACCTCGACCACGCCTGGTCCGGAGTTAGGTATTGGCCACCTGACGTCCTCATACTACGCAATGAAGTGTAGCATGTGAATGCCGACAAATTAGTGTTATCAATAGATGTTTCAGGACTACCTGATAGTCTACTATAACCCGTTGCGAATTCGACACCATGCTCTGTGCGGCCACGTATGCCGTACTGAGTTTTGATTAATGCCAAACCTTCTAAGACGTAAGGTTGGTAGAAGCAATTAGCCATGACGGAACGCTGCAAATAGCGTGCGACTGGCGATACTCTACCATCCATACGTGAAAAGTCAGTCATATCAACGTGTGATCGTGATGAGGCGCATATAGCACCTACGCGGTGGGAAATTTGTCTTGGTGTTTTACCGAAAGCGTACCAAGGAAACTGTTTGAACGCGTCGGCTAATGCATACATATAACAAGAGTAGTCACGCTTACGTGATCCATCAATTGTAGATATGTTTCGAGGGTCGTTGACAGTTGCATATGCTTCTTTCTTCATGAAACATTTTGCTTTGTCAACTGGTAGCTCATGGTCTGCTCGCGCCAGTATCGCCCGTTGTGTCGGACGATTTTGTTTGTCAAAAACCGCCTGATAATCAGTCGGTATAATGTTAACAGCTC